TCCGACGCCGCAAGTTGCTTCTGTAGTTCCTCGATGCGGTCGGCAGCTTCTTGTAAAATTTTCCACAGCTCTATGCGTGCCTCAATTTGGCGCTGCCGATCTCCCGGCAACTCGTCAGCACGCAGTCTTTTCACAAGATCGTCAGTCATCACTTTTTCCTAAATTAATGAGCAGTAGCCTTAGCACCGTATAAAAAATCTTCAACTTCCATACAGGCATCAGTTAGCACGTCTAACAGCATCAACTCAGCTTCATCTTCGGTATCCATATACTTGTCGATAGCGTCGAGCAAAAGCGTGTTCAGTTCTTTAAGATTGTTCATCTTTTTTCCCCTTCAAAGCATCAAGAATAATCTTGTCAATTTCCGAACTAAATCGATCTCTACCAGCGCCGTAATCACCAACACTAACGCTGTGATTGTTCAAAGCTGACACACTCAGAAGAGCTTTCTCTAGCTTCTCGATGCGGTCAGCTGCTCCTTTAGTTAACCAGTGCCATTTATCTTCAGTAGAAAAATTGCTCTGATATCTACGAAGGTCTTTTAAAATGTCATTAGCCATTTTGTTCACCCACAAGCTCGCATGTTGATCATATCGGCAAAATATGAATTTGAATAGTACTGTGCATCAACAACGTGACACGATTTTACCAAACTAAATCTATCAACCTGACAAACAGATTGACTCTGACTTGAAAATTCAAAAACGTAAAAAGTCTTTTCTCCGTCCCAAGCAATAAACTGGTTGAATTTATAGCTCGAACCCACAACTGCCCGATTGATAATCGCAGAATGAAAGTCGATATAAAAGTCTTTTGCCATGTTGGTCTCCTGTAAGGAAGAATGTTGATCCAGTTCTTATGATGAGAATATCATAATTTTGTATTGTGTCAACGACTAATTTCCGTAATATTCTTGTTTATCTTCGGCATATCTTTTAGCAATGTCTAATGCTTCTTCCTCAGTATAGGAAGTAATAATATCTTCACCATAGTGCTGACTTAAAGTATTATATTCACCAGCCGTCACAACAGAATATGTAATGGTGGATTTACCCTTCATATTGACTCTTACATTAATACCAATAATTTCTTTTTGTTTTGCGCTGGGGCTATAAACCGGTACGTTTCTTCTCCAAGTTTCGCCCTCAAATTTCAACTCTTCGACTTCATGACTGATTAAAGAACGGGGAACCCAGAACTTATGACCAACTTCATATTCGGTTTCGATTTTCATGACTACATCCTTTATTTGAATCACATTTTGATTATATAGAAGCAGTTTTGTTTGTCAACCGAAAAAAAGTGTTTGACAAACAAAAAAATACGTAATAATCTCTGAAAGTCAGCAAATGACATATACCAACATGTGAAAGGTGAATTAAATGATGAACGTTAGTGTTACAAAGATGGACCGTGTTCTTGAGGCTTTCAAGACCGGCGAGGAACTTACCTCCAATCAGATTCGTGCTCGGTATGGCGTTGCCAATCCTCGTGCTACTGTTTCTGACCTGCGTATGAAGGGCTATCCCATTTATCTTAATGAGAGGCAGACCACTAAGGGCATTACCCTTAAGTATCGTCTTGGAACTCCTTCTCGTGAGGTAATTGCCGCAGGATATCAGTATCTTGCAATGTGCCGCCAAGTTGAAGCAGAGACGCTTCGACAAGCATAAAAATATTTAATTTTTAAAAAAATAACAAAACCAGAGAGAAATCTCTGGTTTTTTGTTGACATATACACTGTATCAGGTATTCTATGGGTATATTCAATTGGAGGTGTGGTCATGACAAAGCGTAAAACTTTTGAAGTTGAAACTTTTCTCAAGCAAATCAATGACATGCTTAAATTGAGCCAATGCGACCCGGAGGGGCGTAAGACCATGCAAGTCATTCTTGAGAGTGTCCTCATGGAAACCGGAAACTATAAAGGATACAGGTACTTAACGTTGAGTGAAGTTCCTGAAGGGCATCTGCCGGGGATCAATATCAGCCCAATCGATGGGCAATACCCAGAGAGTATGTACAGCCGGTTTAAGGATACGGATTATACCCGTGTTTGTTACTTTTATTAAAAAAACACGGTTGACTTCTAATCCTAGACGGGGTATTATTAATAATCGAAACGGAGGCAGTCATGAACATCTTGGACATCGACAACTGCAAATCATATGCCACTCAGGAAAATCTCCTGAAGGCTCTGAAAAAGCACCAGATATCAGACTTTCGGTATTTGGTTGTCAAGAATACCCAGAACCGTTGGACGGCGATTTTCCCCTTTTCCAATATCAAGGACGGAAATGTAACGTTGTTCGCCCGTTATGGCTTCATGACCCTCGGCTAAAATAAATTAAAAAGGGGATTGACATCTGTTCAGTCCCCTTGTATAATCTGAATGTGATCATTAAATACAACTAAGGAGATCAACTATGGGTACTCGTTCAGTTTTTACCTTCAAAGACGAAGATAAATCTTTTGCTGTCTATAAGCATTGGGATGGTTATCCTCAAGGTGCGGCTGATTTCTTGACCAATGCTATTCCCTTTTCATGGAAGTTGCCTAGATATGAAGCGGATGAATTTGCTGCTTCTTTTATTGCTGCAAATAAAACAGTAGGTGGTGGCGATATCCGTTTGACTGATCATGTTTCTTCTCATGGTGATCTTGAATATCATTATGAATTGACACAGGCTCCTAATGGTCAATTGATTATTCGTGCATCTGAAGTTGAGTATGAATATATCAACTCACATGATTATCAGATTGCGTTTAATGAAATCTTTTATGGTCGTCTAAAAGATTTTGTTGACACATACGGAAATTCTGATACAAAGAGTGTATGGAATAAATACGACCCCTCAATCAATAAGCTTTTGGAGGTTTGAACATGGAAGTTTATATCGCATATGCAGAAGATGCAGGTTACTACATCATTGATAACGAAGGTTACATAGTATCTAGTAACTGGTTCTCAAAGTATGTTGATGCGGAAGATTACTGCATTGATAATAACTACCTTGTATGTGAATTCGAGGAGCTTTGACATGGATACCGAAGCAATGTTTTACGTTTTTGGACCTATGGTTGTGCTTTCTATCGGATACGCAATTGCATGGGGTGCATGGAGCTATCATTGTTTCAAGAGGGGAGAACATTAATGAATGGCATAACCTTACTTTTTTCTGATGGTCATGGTCAGTACATCCCCAAATGTTTTGCAGAACTATATGATGAAAACCGTCATCTCTGGTCTGGTGCTTCAGATGAAGACATTAAAATTCTTCTCGAAGGTCCACCACATAATGAATATTGGGATGCATGGCTTGAAGTAATAGATAGGGTTTACCTGATAGATTCCGAAGGAAATAAATGGACTTTGTGGCAAGATGGTGATCTTTGGGTAATTTGTGATAAGCTTATGCACGATGAACAATACGAAGAGTTTTTTGGAGAGCCAAGACAATAAATTGGTTTAGAGTGTGTTTCCTTTTAAAAATGTATAAATATCATTAAAAGGAAGCTATTCTATGCCAATGATAATCAATCAACCAGATAACATTAATTTTCTGTCGCCATTAGGGTTTAGATTTTCGCTTGCTCGTGCGCCAAATCTAAACTTTTTTGCGACAGATGTTAATATACCTTCCTTAACTCTTGGGTTCATTGAAGTTCCAACTCCATTTAAAATTTTAGAATTCCCCGGAGACCGTTTAGATTTTGGAGAACTTCAGGTAACGTTTAAAGTAGACGAAAACTTCGCTAATTATTTTGAAATATATAACTGGATTCGGGCGCTTGGTTTTCCTGAAAATTACGGGGAATATAAAAAATTAAAAGATGCTAAACCCGGAAATAAAGAAAAAGTTGTTTCAGATGCTACTTTGGTGATCATGAATTCTTCTATGATACCAAATATCGAAGTAAAATTTGAGGACTTGTTTCCCATATCAATAGGTGATATAAACTTTACTTCGACTGATTCAACTGTGAATTATGTCACGAACACTGCGACGTTCAAATACAAAATCTTTACAGTAAAGAAATTGTAATTTTTAGAGGTGTTTTATTATGAAGCTTGAAGAAATCCACGACATGTGGGGTGAAGATTGTGATATTGATCGTACTGAATTAGGAGAAGAAAGTCTAAAGCTTCCAAAATTTCATAGCAAATATCTAAGGATTTATTCAGAAGAACGTTTGCTTCTAAAAAAGATGGAAGAGTATCGTAAAGAATATGTTAAATTGAAGTACGATTACTACAGAGGAATTCTACCAGAAGAAGATTTAAAGGAGAATGGTTGGCAACCCTTTCAACTGAATGTCCTTAAATCAGAAGTTTCTATGTACATTGAGTCTGATAAAGATATCATTAAAATGAATTTACGTCTCGCCCACCAACAAGAAAAAGTTGATGTATTAGATTCTATCATTAAGTCCATTAAAGATAGAGGGTTCCAGATTAAGAATGCGATAGAATATGAGAAATTTAAAGTAGGTGCGTGATAAATTATTTGTTTCAAAGGTAAATGATCTTTATATAAGAGTGTCCTGCGATCCGTCATTAGCCCAAGAATTATGTGATCACCTGACATTCATTGTTCCGGGTGCTAAATTTATGCCCTCTGTTCGAAGTAAATTCTGGGACGGTAAAATACGTTTATATAATACTCTTACGGGTCTTGTTTATTATGGACTGATAAATGAGGTATGCAAATTTGCTCAGTCAAGAGATTATGAAGTTGACATAGATAAAGAATGTACCCCAGATGGAAGAGAATTAGATGATGATAAAATCATAGAATTCTTAAAGTCTATTGACAGCAAATTTGAACCTAGAACTTATCAAGTGAACGCCTTTCGTCATGCCATCAAGTATGACAGAGGCGTTTTTTTATCACCAACATCATCAGGAAAATCTTTTATCATATATCTACTCACGAGGTTCTATAATGCCCGCACTCTTATTATTGTTCCAACTACTTCTCTTGTTAGTCAGCTTGCCAGTGATTTTGTTGACTATGGTTTTCAATCTGATAAGTATGTACATAGAATATATGCAGGTGAAGATAAACAAACGGATAAACCAATCACCATCTCAACATGGCAGTCGATATATAAACTTCCTAAAGCGTATTTCGAACAGTTTGATGTGGTCGTAGGAGACGAAGCACATTTATTTAAAGCAAAATCTCTATCTACAATCATGGAAAAATTAGCAAATTGTAGATATAGATTCGGATTTACTGGCACGCTCGATGGTTCATTGACAAACAAGATGACACTTGAAGGATTGTTTGGACCAGTTAATGTGGTAACAACAACTTCCAAATTGATGGAAGATAAACATGTTGCAAAATTAAAAATTAAGTCTATAATATTAAGTTATTCCCCAGAAGAAAGAAAACTTGCAAAGAATTTTTCTTATCAGGATGAAATAGATTTTCTTGTACGGAATGAAGACCGCAATAAGTTCTTAAAGAATTTGGTGATTTCTCTTGATGGAAACTCTTTAGTTCTTTTTCAATATGTAGAAAAGCACGGCAAAGTACTTTATGATATGATTAAAGACATAGACAGTGAAAGAAAAGTATTTTTTATACATGGAGGCGTGGATGCAGAAGAACGAGAACTCGTTAGAAAAATTGTTGAGACAGAAAATGATGCCATTATTATTGCTAGTTACGGCACGTTTTCAACAGGAATTAACATACGCAACCTTAATAATGTTGTGTTTAGCTCTCCAACTAAATCTCGTGTAAGAACATTACAGTCTATTGGACGTGGATTAAGACTATCAACCATTAAAGATAGTGTCGTTGTTTATGATATTGCAGATGATCTAAAACATAAAAATCATGTGAACTTTACTCTCACACATTTTATGGAACGCCTAAATATATACAATAGTGAAGAGTTTGATTATAAAATTTATAATGTTGATGTTAGATCGACGTAAAAATATAAATTTTCAGTGTGGGATAATAAAATTATGGCAGAAAAAAATTCTAAGCATTATATTGATAATAAAAAATTCTATACAGAAATTATCAAGTATAAGAATGAATGTGCAATCGCAGAAAAAGATGGTTTGCAAAAACCAAGAATTCCTCCATACATTGGGGAATGCCTTTATAAGATTGCAACTCGATTATCATTGAAACCTAATTTCATTGGCTATTCCTATAGAGATGAAATGGTATCTGATGGGTTAGAAAATTGTGTTAATTACTTAAACAATTTCAATCCTGAAAAATCTAGCAATCCATTTGCCTATTTTACCCAGATCATTTGGTATGCATTTCTTCGTCGTATTGACAAAGAAAAGAAACATCTGTACATTAAACAGAAGACCTTAGAGAATTTCTA